CATGGGGTCACGTATCCTATTCCCTCCCACTCTTCGGAATGTTTATCATGCCGTCGAGTCCTACGGCTGGAGACGCTGCCAACCACGTGACGATGAATTCGCCATGTATTTGCGCAGACACAGATGTTTACAGCAGAGCTCGTTCTCCTTTGATTCCCCTCGTATGGATATCGCCATAACTAAATTGAAACAGGTCTTGTCTCAGTTCAAGTGTGAGCCTATCCGTTTAGATGAATCATATTGGAGACTTCAGAAACCTACCTCTCCCGGTTATTCCCGTAGTGGTGTGGAATTTGTTAAGCTTTATCGCACTAAGGATGATATGCCTTTTCGCGAAGTCAAGTTAGACGTTATGCGTTATAAGAAGAAAGGATTTATCGATTCTCCTTCAGCTATCGCATTTCGATCTCATATGGCACGTACATCACATAAGACTCGAGTAGTTTATGTGTATCCTTACGCAGTTTGTTCCCTTGAGGGCAAGTTTGCGTTTCCACTTCTGGACCAATTGAAGAATTCTTCATACTCCTGCCCGTTTGGAACCCAACACAACTGGTTGCGGGGCGGTTACCGTTTCATAAAATCTTGTATGCTAGGTAAAGGTATACCTATGTCTATAGATTTTTCTTCGTTTGACATGTCTACTAAGCCTGAAATGATAGATATAGCTTTTCAGCTTGCTAGAGAATGTTTTAGTCTAAAGACTTGCGAAGAGGTGGAATGGGATTTGTTTGTGGAGTACTTTAAGAACACGATAGTGTTACATAAAGGCAGGATGCGTACTGTTGCTGGCGGTGTACCTAGTGGTAGCGTTTGGACTCACATTATCGGATCGATAATTAGTTTGCTCCTCGCCTACTACGCTGTACCGGACTTGACTTTCGTGAAGGGTTTCGGCGACGATCTAATCGTGTGCTCCGAACGTCCAGATTTGGACGACTTCATCTGACGTGTTGCTCCCTTAGGCTATACTGTCTCAGATCAGAAATCGGTTGTTGGTGAAGCTCATTGGCTTGGTTTCAACATTTCAGGTGATAGCCCGAAAATTTTGGATCCAATTAAACGGTGGGCTGCTTTCTTCCATCCCGATAAACCTGATGCAGATATGTGTGCTTTTAAGGGGCGTCTGTTTGGCTATGCGATGTCATCGCTTGGTGATCCGGCTTTTCTTGAAGACTTTATGACAGTGATTGTAGAACTAGAACATGTTCGAGCCTCGTCGATAGACGTTGAATACCTGGGACTTTCAGGTATCGATCCATCTCTCAGGACTCTCTCACATGTTTTCAAGAATGTTCTGTAATACCACAGTA